CACGACATTGAATCCCATGTACTCTAGGTTTTGCACGAATTGCGTACTGCCCCATCGGTCGAATGCAATCTCTTTAATGTTGTAAATCTTGCCTAGCTCGTCAATGAATTTTTCTATCGCCCCATAATGCACGACATTGCCGTCCGTGGTCATGATTAGCCCTTTGCGTTTCCAAATGTCATAAGGCACATGATCTCGGCGGACTCTTAGGTCGAGTGTGTCCTCTGGCAACCAAAAGTATGGAAGTATGTGGTATGGCTCGTCATCGTCCTGTGGTGGAAATACCAAAACAAAAGCGGTCAAGTCCGTGGTTGACGAAAGGTCTAGCCCTGCATAGCAGACTCTGCCTCTTAGCTCAATCGCATCTACCCTGCCTCCGCACTTATCCCACTTGTCCATTGGCATCCATCTTGTTGACTGCTTTACCCATTGGTTTAGGCGGAGTTGCCGAAAAAGGTTTTCCTCTGCTGGGTTTTCTTTTGCCGAGTGAAATGCTGTCTTTAGTTTTTCAACATCTACTGTTGTGCCTAAGCTTGGATTAGCTTTTGCCCAAACCGCTTCGCAACTCCAATCGTCCGCCTCGTCCGCTCCATAAATTACTGGATAGAAACTTGGGTCAGTTTTTCTACCCTCTAGGATGTCTTTGGCTTTGGTATGAACCTCAAAGCAAATGCTGTTGCGGTCGTTGCCTGCTGTCGTAATAATAAAGTTGAGTGGTTGCTTTCTAGCGTCCGCCGCTCCGAATGTCATTACATCGTAGAGTTGGCGGTTAGGCTGTGCGTGGAGTTCGTCAAAGATTAAGCCGTGGACATTGAATCCGTGCTTTGTTACCGAATCCGCCGAAAGCACTTGGTAAAATGAATTTGTCGGTAGGTATGTTATCCGCTTTTGGCTTGGCACTATTTTGCACCGCTTAAAGAGAGCTGGGGACTGTTTTATCATGTCCACCGCTACTTCAAAAACGATGCTAGCTTGTTGCCTATCTGCTGCGCACGAGTAGACTTCGGCGGCAGGTTCATTATCCCCGCAAGTAAGATAAAGGGCAACAGCGGCTGCTAGCTCACTCTTGCCCTGCTTTTTGGGAATCTCAATGTATGCGGTGGTGTATTGCCGATAGCCGTTTTCCTTAACCGTCCCAAAAATATCTCTGATGATTTTGTCTTGCCATGGCAGTAGTTCAAAGTTCTTGCCGTGCCAAATGCCTTTTGTGTGTTTTAGGCTGTTTATAAATTTGACGGCTCTATCCGCTTTGGTTGTGTCTATCACTTATCTTGGTTTCCTCCTCGTCAATCAGCAAAAGGGCTTTCGCCCTAGTGCCTTTTTTGTTTTGGTCTTAGATTTCATCTTTGCCTAGTGTCGTGTTAAGAACTAGCACTTTGACAAATTTAGACCGCTCGCTTTCCGCAATGTCCTCTTCCAAAAAATACTCTTTTTGGTTGCGAGGGCTTGGAAGCATTAGGTAGTCGCCCGAGACAAAGCCTATTGTACTCATCAGCGTTGTGGTCTGCTTGGGTGCATGACCGCTGTTGTCAAAGGCTACGAGTGTCTTGGGGTCGTACTCTTTTAGGGCATCTATCAATGCACCTATCGTCAAGTTTTCTGCTTTCATTGTCGCTTTCCTCCTTGTCTTTACTCAGCCTATTGGCTGGCAAACAAACAATGCCGCAAGTCCGAGGGATAAGTCTACTAGAAAAGCGTATAAATGTATGATTTTGCATAGAAAAAACGCACCTAGTGAAAGATGCGTCTTGTTACTGTTTTATAAAATTTACTTCAATTCCCAGCCGTTGTCGCCGTGATAAATCATTTGCTTGGTCATGCCACCGTCAATTACAATATCTTGCCCTGTGATAAAGCCTGCTTTGTCGCTACAAAGGTATAGCACCATATTTGCAATGTCTAGCGGGTTACCTACTCTGCCAACAGGGTGTTGACTTGCATCCGCTCCGCTGTAGTCAGTAAAATCATTATCAATCCAACCGGGGCTTATGGTGTTTGCTCTAACTCTGCCAGACATACTAACCGCTAACGCACGAGTTAATGCCGAAATGCCACCTTTTGCGGCAGTATAAGCCTCGGTGTTGGGTTGGCTTTGTAATGCTCTAGTTGACGAAATATTTACTATCGCCGCTCCGTCCGTAAAGTGCTTGTTGAATAGCTTTGCCAAATAAAAGGGTGCTGTTACACCCACTTTTAGCATATATTCAAAATCCTCAATGCTGCCCTCGTTTACTCCCGTGCCAAAAACTAGACTAGACGGAATAGCATTGTTTACTAAATAGTCCACCTTGCCAAAGTCTTTTATCACTTTTGCCACAAATTGCTCTATGACTTTTTTGTCTGCTAGGTCACCTACAAAATAATCGTTTTTTGCTATGTCTATTATAGCAACCTTTGCGCCAACTTTTACAAACTCATCAGCAATTATTTTGCCGATGCCTCCCGCTCCGCCTGTTATAACGGCTACCTTATTTTTGAAATAGTTATCCATTTTTTATATGCCTTTGCCTAGATTATAAGCCTCGTCCATATAGGCGGTTTTTGTAACATCGCCAATGCCCGTTACTCCAAGCGCACTAACTACCGCTTTTAGGTTTGTCCCCTCAAAGCACTCCACAAAGCCCGTCACGCCTTTAATAGTGCCGTCCATTGCGGTGTTTGCTGTGTCGGCAGCGGCTGCAAGAAGATAAATGTCGGTGAATTTATTCTTGCGAGGAAACAGTGCGTTTAGGCGGTCAATAAAGGTTTTTAGTTGCCCTGCCATATCATAAAAATAAACGGGGGTTGCAAACACTAAAACATCTGCCTCTTGCATTTTTGGCAATAGCTCATTGACGCCGTCTTTTAAGACGCACAAATGCTCTTTGCTCTTTTGGCAAGCAAAGCACCCTATGCAAAATTTTAGGTCAATATCTCTTAGGTTTACTCTATCGACTGTATGTCCTGCCTCGGCTGCACCCTTAATAAACGCATCGCAAAGGACATCCGAGTTGCCATCTTTTCTTGGTGTAGACGAAACTACAAATACTTTTTTAGAATTTTCCATGCATTTATTTTATCATACAAAATATAGTTTTGCAAGTAAAAAGGCTACTCATCAACCTTTTTCTCAAATCTTTGGGCTACTCAATTTGACTTATGAGAGTCTTGTCGCCGTCCCGCTCCAAATACACCTCTTGGTCTGGGAACATTTTTTGGAATCGCCTTACGATTACTTCGATGTACTGCTCGGCTAGCTCTATGCCATAAAAGGTGCGATTCATTTGCTCGCAAGCCATGAGGGTGCTACCGCTCCCACTAAATGCATCGTAGACTATCTCGCCCTCTCGGCTGCTGTTGCGGATAAGTTTTGCCATTAGCGTGATGGGCTTCATTGTCGGATGTTCTACATTCCGCATGGGCTTTGCATCCCTAATCAAATCGCTTGGGTATTCTTCCACGATTGCCTCAAGCACCTTTAGTAGCTCCGCCTTGTTTTTCTTAGACCACTCCGCTCTATCCTCTATTAGGCTTGTTTGGGTGCGGTCGTGTATGAAGTAATGCGGCTTGCCTTTTTCTTCTCGCCATCCATAAAGGATTGGTTCGAACTGCCATTGGTAATCGCTCCGCCCCAATGTGAAGTGGTCTTTTGCCCAAATGAGTGTTTGGCTTAATTTGTAACCTGCTTTTTTGAGAGCTTCTATAAAGTTCACGCTTTCTTTGGTGCTGTGAAATACATAGATTACTCCGCCGCCTTTGGTTATGCTGTAGGTGGCTTTGTAAAATGATAAAAGGAATTGCCCAAACGATTCATCGTCCATGTTGTCGTTTAGGATATGCCTCTCGTCTCGCTCTACCCCTCGTGCCTCTTGGCGATCTTGCTCCGCCGAGCCGTAGTCAATATTGTATGGCGGGTCGGTTACGACTAGGTCTGCCTTTTTGCCCTCAAAAAGCCTCGAAACATCGCTTACGGCGGTCGAATCGCCGCATAGCACCTTATGTCTGCCCAAGTGCCAAATGTCGCCCTGACGGGCTTTCGGCTTGTCAATTTTGTTTAGCTCCGACTCGGTATCAAAGTTGTCTTCCTTTACATCATAAATCGTGCCAGAAAACAGCTCATCAATCTCTTTAATGTCAAAGCCAGTTAGTGCGGTGTCGTAGCCACTTAGTTGTAACTCTTTTAGAATCTCGGCTAGCCTACTCTCGTCCCACTCGCCCGATATTTTATTTAGGGCAATGTTGAGTGCCTTTTCTTGGGCATCGTCTAGGTCTACTACTACGCAGTCCACCGCCTCTTTGCCCATGTGTTTAAGAACGCTTAATCGCTGGTGTCCGCCGACTACTGTCATGTTGCGCTTGTTGACCAATATTGGTTCGACATAGCCGAAAGTCTCAATTGATGCTTTCAGCTTCTCGAACTCTGCGTCCCCCGGCTTTAGCTCCTTTCTTGGGTTGTAGCTCGCTGCCTTGAGTTCCGCCGTTTGGAATGTTTGTATCTTCATTTTTTATTGCCTCCCACGGGAATTCGTCCCGTCCAAAATGCCCATAGCAAGCCGTTTCCTTATAAATAGGTCGCTTTAGGTCTAGTTCTTTGATGATATTTGCAGGGGTGAAGTCGAAGTTAGAGTTAACATAGTCCTGCAAACTGCCTAACTTCGAACACTTTTCCGTGCCAAAGGTGTCAATAGAGATGGAAAGAGGCTCTGCGATGCCGATTCCATAGCTCACTCCTACCTCGCATTTGTCCGCAAAGCCGTTTGCTACGATGTTTTTAGCTACAAAGCGGCAATAATATGCGGCCGAGCGATCCACCTTTTGCGGAGATTTAGAACTAAAACACCCGCCGCCAACTTTCCCCACTCCGCCGTAGGTGTCTACGCAGATTTTGCGTCCTACGCATCCGCTGTCGCCGTAGCTGCCCCATATTGTGAATTTGCCACTTGGGTTTACTATTAGCTCGGTGTACTCTACTAGCAGATGAGCATAAAGTGCTAGGATTGGTGAAATGACATTCTCGCAAATAAGGTTGCGAATCTCTCCCCGATCCAAATGCTCCGCGTGAGAGACCGAGACAAGAACAGTCTTGATTGCAAAGGGCTTGTTGTCCTTGTCGTATTTGACGCTGACTTGGCTTTTTGCATCCGAAAAAAAGTCCGTTCTAGTTTTGCGCCAGCTCTCGTACTTTCGCATAAGTGCGTGGGCTATTACTAGTGGTAATGGTAGCATCTCTGGTGTCTCGTTTGTCGCATAGCCGTACATCATGCCTTGGTCGCCTGCTCTTAGTTCCTCTTTGACTATCGCTTGATTGATATCCGCCGACTGCTTTGAGATTTGTTGCAAGATGCGAAACGGCTTATCGTAGCCAATATCCTTGAGTGCTTGGCTTGCTATGCCAATGTAGTCAATGTTTGCGGTGGTTGTAGCCTCGCCGTAAATCATGAGTAGGTCGTCTTTGATGGCGCACTCTACTGCCATTTGGCTGTTTGGGTCTTGGGCTAGTGCCTCGTCTAAAATAGCGTCTGCTATAAAGTCGCAGGTCTTGTCTGGGTGTCCAATGTTCACGGACTCGCAAGTGATTGTTTTTATCATTGTGTTTTGTCTCCTATAAATAATTGTCTAAAAATTGCCTCTAGCACGGCAACGACTATCCCGTTGCCCGCTGTCTTGTACATTTGGCTGTGGCTTATGACTGCCGCCACCTTGGCTATTTGCTCGTCTCGCCACCCCATCAATCGCCAGCACTCGGTGGGGGTTAGCTTTCGGATCGTGCAGTCCTTAATCTGCAAGACTGCTGCACTACTCGTTACATTACCGCAACTACTTGTTTGCGTTGGGGCTATGTCGCCTAGCTCGGTGTCGTTGTATTGGTTGTAGAGGATTAGGTTATCCTTTTGGCAAGTGGTCAGCGTGTTGGTTAGCTCATCGTCTCTTGCCTCTAGCCTTTGCTTGAGTGGCACTCCCGTCGTCCTGTCGCTTGGA